CTTCGCGCTATCTGCACGACGTATTCACGCACGACTACGGGCAGGACCTGCAGGGGCTGGTCGGCGAGGCCTATGGCGCCGATATCCGCCAATCGGAGGCGATCCGCTGCATCCGCGAGGCGCTGGAGATCAACCCATACATCAAAACGGTGCATCAAATCGACGTGCAGTTTGAGCGCTCGCTGCTGCACCTGTCCTTCAAGGCAAAAACCATTTACGGGGAGGTAGTACTCAATGACGGAAAAATCGCCCTTTGAGGCCATGACGCCGGAAAGCATCAAGTCGGAAATGCTCGGGCGCGTGGTCAATGCGGGCGTCGACGTGGACACCCGCGAAGGCAGCTATGCCAATATTCTGCTGAGCGAGGCGGCGTATGTCATGTGGAAATACGGGCAGACGCTGAACGGATTCCTTGAAATCCTGTTCCCGAGCGCGGCAAGCGGCGAATATCTTGATCTGCACGCGGCGCAGATCGGCATGACGCGCCAGCCGGGTGCGAAGGCCGAAGTGACGGTGACCTTTTCCGGCGTGGACGGCACGAAGATCCCGGCGGGCACTGTTGTCTGCACACCGGACGCGCTGCGTTTCCTGACAGAGGAGGATGCGGTCATTGCGGACGGGAGCGCGAGCGTGCGCTGCATCGCCGAGACCGTGGGCGCGGACTATAACGTGGCGGAGGCAACAGTGACGCAGATGGCCGTCAATCTCCATGGCGTGCACGGCGTGACCAATGCGGCGGCCGGTGTCGGCGGCGCGGACGTAGAGAGCGACGCGGACCTGTGGGCGCGCTATCACGAGCGCCGCACCAAGCCGATCACATCGGGCAACGCCAACCACTATGTGATGTGGGCCAAGGAGGTCACGGGCGTCTCCTACGCCCGCTGCGTCCCGCTGTGGAACGGCAACGGGACCGTCAAGGTCATTATTGCCGGGGCAGACCGAAAGCCGCTGGACGGCACGATCGTGGCCGCGTGCGCAGAGCACATTGAGGCAGAACGCCCGATCGGTGCAACGGTGACGGTGGTATCCGTCGCAGAGCAGGCAATCCCGCTTTCTGCCAAGATCAAGCTTGTCAACGGGCACACGACCGATGAGGTCAAGGCAGAGCTTTCGAGCGCTGTAAGCACGGTACTGGCTGCGCTGCCGTTCGCCGAGGAGCAGAGTGTGCCGTACAGCCGCTTCCTCGCGTGTCTGCTGCAGTGCGCGGGCGTGGCGGATTACAGCACGTTTACCGTGAACGGGGTGAAAACGGCGCTCGCGGTAGCGGCCGGGACCATCCCGGTGCTCGGCACCGTTGACGTGACGACCTACTAAGGCGGTGCAGCATGGAAAACCGCGAGAAAGTACCTATCCGGTATCGCAAAAATGCACAGACGGCCGCACTGCTCGACACGCTCGGGCTTTCCGCCCAGCAGATGGCCGAGCTGGTGGAGGACGTAAAAAAGCAGTTCTTCATCGCGACAGCGACATGGAGCCTGCCGCTCTGGGAGTATCAGGTCGGTATCACGCCGCCCGCGAACGCGACGGAAACCTCGCGCCGCAATGCGATCAAGGCCCACCTGCTTGCTGGCGGCAACACCAACGCTGACACGGTCCGCGACATGGCCACAGCGATGACGGGCTACGCTGCACGCGTCATCATGAACGCCGACTATAGCTTCACGTTGGAATTCCTTGGCGAGACGGATGACCTTGTTGAGTTAGATCTGAGCAGCCTGACCGATTCCGTCAATCTCATCAGTCCGGCACACCTACGCTTCATCATCGCCGGTCTGACGTGGGAACGGTTTGAGGCTGTCAACATGACATGGCAAAAACTGGAAGATATGAACATGACGTGGGAACGGTTGGAAGAGTCCGTTCCCATTGTCGGAACAAAACAGTAAAGGAGAACAATATGAGAAGTCAGGGACGGTTTGGTGCCAATTACAGCGTGAATGGGCACCGCACGAGCGGCGAGCGCCGCGTCGACTTTAATAAGGGGTATAGTTTCCTCTTCGAACGCTGCTTTGAAGAAAATACCTTGGAGGAAATTGAGAAAATCGACTGGTCTCATGTCACTGTGAAGACACTGGATGCGAACTATCCTCCCTGCGGCCTTCCTGAAGGATATTCCTTCGTTGTCAAGGATATTCAGTACATTAAGTGCTACGACAGCTTTGAGGTGACGATTGAAGTCGACAAACAGTACTGGGGCGATGTGACTCCCTACCAGGCACAGATCGATGAGCTGACGGCCAGTGCCGAGGAAAAGGACTCGCAGCTTGCCGAAAAGGATGAACAGCTCGCGAAGAAAGATGAAGCGCTGGCCGCGGCGAACGGCCTGCTGGCAGAATTGGAGGCTACTTATGATGAGGCCTGAAAAGCTGAACGCCATTAAGGGCGCGATCAAGGACGGCAAGATGGTGCAGGCCGCGGGCGGCATCGCCATCACCACGGCGCAGAGCGATAAGCTGGGCTTTGACTGGAAGATCTACAGCGTGAACGACGTCATCGTCCGCAAGGACTATATCGAGCAGGCAATGCCCGTCGGCACGAGCGCGGAGAATCCAATCGAATACGCAGACGGCGTGCCGCTGATCAACAACGCCTATTACCGTGTGGACGGGAAGATCAAGGTCTACATGGACGGCTGGGTCGACTGGGAGAGCTAAGCCATGACGGACTATGAGCGCGCCGATCAGGAGCGGGCAACGCTCTATGAGCGCAAATCACAGGTCCGGGAACAGCTCAAGTCCATCACCGACCCGGTCGAACGCGCCGCGCAGAAAAAGCGCCTCGGGATCCTCGAAGCCATGTATAAGGAGGCGCTTGACCGCATGGAGGCCGCCCGTCCGCCCGCGCAGAAAAAGCGGAAGGCCCCGAAGCAGCGCGTTGTCCACTACGTCAGCGCGGACAGCGACGGCGTCACCTACAACTGGTTGGAGCGAAACCGCTGCACCTTTTCGGACATTGAGGGGAACACGGTGCGCTGGGAGGACCTGGGCGTGGAGGAGAGCGGACAGAAGGCACGGTATCTCCGCGCCATCAAGCGAGGCCGCGCGGCCTGCTCGCCGCGGCAGATGGAAATGCTCGATTTGATGCTGCAAGGGAAAAACTGCCGGGAGATCGCGGAAACGCTTGGGGTGGATAAGTCCACCGTGGCCGTAACGTTACAGCGGGCAAAGCGCAAGATACGGACGATGGAAGAGGCGATGACCCAATCGGAAAAAACTGCGGGGGTGATCGACGTGACGCGCCGCGAGGTCGCCGAGCACCTGCTCTCCTGCCTGACGGAGACGCAGGCGGTATACCTCTACCTCTATTACGGGGAATGGCTGAGTATGCGGGACATTGAGGGACTGCTTGGCGTGGATAAGTCCACCGTGTGCAGGACGCTCTACCGCGCCTGTCAGCGCATCCGGGACGCATACGACTGCGCCGAAGGCGGCACCCTGCTCGGCATGGACGCCTTGGAGCCCATGCTATATGAGATATACCAGTCGCACGCAGCCGACGACCTCATCCCCCCGCGCGCCAAGGATGCCGCGAAGCGCATCACGCACAGGGACGAGGAGCGAATCGATGCGCACGACGAATGCCATCGCAAGCGCCTTTTTGCCTCGGCGATGTGGGTGCAGCGCCGGACGCTGCCGGAGGCCGGGAGCAGGCTCCTTCGTGCGCTGAAGGAACGCGCTGCGCAGCGCGCAGGAAGTGTGCTGGACTGGCTCTGCGCCCTGCTGCAGTACGCGCATAAGAAGGTGCTGCAGAGCAAGGAAACTTATTACGAGTGGCAGCGCCAGCATTGAGCGGGCAACGCCGGAAAGGGAACGAAAATGGGAGATTTGGCGAGCATTGCGTCGCTGTGCTCTGAGGTGACGGTCATCCTCGGAGCGCTGGCGCTGCTTATCAAGCCGGTGCGCAATAAGATCCTCGGCCTCGACAAGTTGGTGGACGCGCTCAAGTGCCAGCTGCGGCACGATATGCTGCACACATACTACCGCCACAGAGAGGACAAGTTCATCCGACAGTACGAGCTGGAAGATTTCCTGTACCTCTACAGAGGCTACAAGGCGCTCGGCGGGAACAGCTTTATCGACAAAATCAAAGGCGAGGTCGACGAGTGGGAGGTCAGATCGTAATGGACGGACTCTTCGAGCGGGTGATTGCCATCCTTGCTGTGCTTGCCGCGCTCGTGAGCGTGTCAACAGCGGTGGCGGTGGTCATTAAAATCATACGCGCACTCTGGATGTGGTGTGTGTGATGAAATACATAGCTCTGGCGGCCATAGGAGGCTCTGTGGCGGGTTTCTTGCTCGGGTGGGTAATTTGCCATCGCGGGATTGAAGGGCTCACCAAGGCGCAGACAGCGAGCGTGACGAGGCAGTTATTCGTTGTCACGCTCTATGCGTGCATTGCATGGATCTCCTGCAGCTATGCTATGGCCATCTATGCCATGGTAATCCTCGGGCAGGTCTACACCCTTACAGAACTCTCGGAGCCGGCACTCAAGGCCCTCACCGTCACACTGGGCGGGAAGGTGCTCTCCAATATTTTTGAGCATAACAACAACAGATTTTTTGGGACAAGCGTCGGCTCGACCGACGCGGAAGGAGGAGTCTAAGCATGGATTTTAATATGATCATCAATCTTATCTTTGTCGCACTGATTCCTGCACTGGTCGTGCTGACAAACATCTTCACCAACATCGTCAAGGGCTTCGGCTCGGTTTTTGCCAATCACGCAGCCGTGGTTGCTCCGGTCGTCGCTGAGCTGCTCACACTGCTCGCAACGATCGCCTACCTGGACATCACCGGCACAGCGATGACCTGGTACTGGATCGCCGGCGGCGTTGCGATCGGCGGGATCGTTGCCTATGTTGCAATGAACGGATATGACGGTCTTTATGAAGATCTCCTGAAACACCTGCACGGGCTCGTCGGAAAGAGTGGCGACAATGTTTAAGTCTGACGATCTCAAGTATCTGCGCGCCGACGTCCGCGCAAACTGTGAGATCTTTCTGCAGATGTGCCACGATGCCGGTCTTCCTGTCAAGGTGACCGAGACGGTGCGCGATGAAGAGTACCAGCTTGACTGCGTGCGGCGCGGCACAGCCAGCAAGAAGGCGACCAAGCCGACGTTCCACGGCATCAAGGCCGGACTGGCCTTTGATATTTGCAAGAATGTAAGCGGACATGCATACGATGACGCCGATTTTTTCGCCCGCTGCGGACAAATCGGCAAGCAGGTTGGTTTCTCGTGGGGTGGCGACTGGCGGAGCTTTCCTGACCGTCCGCACTTCCAGTGGGATGCAAACGGGCGCTACAGCAGCAGCATGATTCTGGCGGGCAAATACCCGCCCCAAATGAAGGAGTACGACTATATGAATCAGGATAAGTTCGATGAGATGATGGATACATACCTCGCCAAGCGCGCGCAGCTGCCTGTCGACGAATGGGCTGCGGAGGTGTGGGCTGCCGCACGCGATGCAGGCATTGTGAATGGCGGTGCGCCGAAGGGTCTCGTAACACGTCAGGAAGTCATTGCCATGATCGCGCGAGCAAAATAAGAGAAGACGGTGTCCGAGTCGGACACCGTCTTCTCTTTTTATTGTTCAACTTATCCTTTGCAGCAGTCTCATTTCGTTTGCAAAGTCGTTTGCAAAATCGCATCTTAAAGTTAAAATATCCATCTGCCAAAACAAAAAGAATTTCAATTTTGAAACAACAAAAAATATGTTGAGAATAAAGAAAAGCCCACAACCGCATTGATTGTGAGCTTTTCTTGCTTTGGTGGAGGCGGCGGGAGTCGAACCCCTCGCTGGATTCGTAAATACACTGATATCACTTTATTCTTTTTCTACGTTTGTAATTTTGTTTGCAAAATACGCATTTATATTTTGAGTGACTGTCTGCATTTTATCGTCCATTGTATACCCGTACACCTGCTTATACATTCTGTCGCTGGCCCACCCGTTACGCTCTTGCGCATAGCGGCTGTCGATGCCAAGGCGCACCATGACCGCCGCATTAGCGTGACGCAAATCATGAAAACGGCAGTGCTCAATTCCCTTCTTTTCCAATAGCCGAGAAAACCGTTTATAAATCGCTTGCCCAGACAGGAGAACAATATAACCTTCTTCCCTGCCCTCTGCATAAATGAGCTTGCTGATCTCAGGCGGAAGACTTACCCAACGATCCCCCGAAAATGTTTTCGGGGGCTTTTCGACGGCACGGCCATCTATATCGGTCACTACTGCGCGACAAATATGCAATCGTCCATCCTTGATATCCTCAAATCTCGCTCCTCTAATCTCAGACATTCGCATGCCAAGCCACAGCCCCATTAACACGGGAAGTTCAATCTCAGTGCCATGTACGGCCTCCATGATTTGGCCGATCTCTTCATCTTCGATTCTTCGCGGTTCGCTTTTCTTTTTTTGAGGGAGTCGAATATCCAGCGTCGTTTCCGGAGCATAAGCCTTCAACACAGAACCCAGCAAACCGACCGCATTTGCGATATATTTTCGGCTCTTTCCTTTTGTCGCCATACTTGATATTTCCGTCTGTACCCGCTCGCTGGTCACAGACGTAATATCGCACTGCATCAGCTCAGTAAAAGTATTGCGTTTAAGTTTTTTATAGCCTCCATACGTTGATGGTGAAATTACACCTTTGCGGGCAGTCAGATAAGCATCATATGCCTGCTCCAAGGTCTGACCGGCAGTCTTTTTCTTTATGGCCAAAAAGCCTGCCCGAACTGCTTTCGCTCTGGCCACGCAGCGTTCTCTCGACGGCTCCGTTATACTTTGTCCCTCAGCGCGAAGAACAATGTTCCAGCTTCCTGACGGCAGCTGCTTCGGAGTAGGGATCTTTATCTCTTCTTTCTTTTTGCGCCCGCGGATCTGCTTCTCTCCGCACCAGTTGCAATAGATCGAATTCTCTGGGATCTCTCGCTTACACACTTTACAGAACATCGCGCCACCTCTCTATATTTCCGTAGCTTTTGGCCATAAAATTCGGTATAATCTTCTCGGCGCCAAATCTACACGGGCGGCGTCCGAGAGAGAGAGAAAAAATCATGTACGATCCGGCTTACATCATTGCATTGTTCGAGGCTTTATCCGCAGACGCCCAGCAAGAGATCCTTGACCTCGCAGCTCGGCTTGCAGCCGATTCCAAGCGCAACGATCAATAGTCCTCGTCGCATTGCCCTCTCAGGAGTTCGCGCGCAGAACTCAAAGAGCAGCCGTCGTCCTTTCGGGCGATGGCCGCTCTGCATTTATCGCCCCTGCAACAATATTCTTGCTTTTTCGACGAGACTCTGCTATTCTGTTTTTGGCGCTGCACGAACGGCAGGCGGTTAGCACTTCCCGGAAGGGAGGTGATGTCTATGGTTACTTACGGTGAGCTTTTTGCTTACACGCTGGTATTGATAGGCGTTGCAACTCTGGTTTTCCAGATGTGCAAAAGAAAATGACCGCCCCCGGCCAAGGTAAGCGGTCAAAATCTTTGACTAATTCCTGAGGCTAACCGCTTGTCGCAGCGCCTTTTTCTACTTTGAGTATAACCGCCTGTTTTTGAATTGTCAAGTCTGTTGAACATCTGCCGCTCCTTCAGGGGCGGCTTTTTTCGGTATCCGATTCAGGCACTAATGTGGAGCCTATCTCTTTTCGACGGTTCCCGTGATATTCTTTCTCTTAGGATAAGGATTCCCACAACTGCGCAGGCCGTCGATATGTTCAAACAGCTCGCGGTCATGGCCAATCTCCATTTCCATAGGGTCCAACACCAAATCAATTCCCTCGCGTCTCGCAAGTTTGGCTGCCGGGACAAAATCGCTGTCGCCAGCGATGAGAACGATCTGATCGACCTGTTTCTTGTAGGCGAGTGAAGCAATATCAATTCCGAGCTTCATATCAACACCTTTTTGCTTGATGGTCGGCTCGAAATGCTCCATTCCAAGGGATTCCTTTGTGAGCGTTCCTGCGCACAATTTTTTTACCGCATCGTATTTAAGCGTGTAGACCGCATTTCCTACGTCAAGCACACCCAATCGAAGAGCGACTTTGCGTTTTTGCTTCAACGCCTCTAAAAAAGCCTGCATCCACACGCTTTCCTTTGAGGCCTTCATATTGACGGTCTTCCCCGTAAGCGGGTGGTACATCTGCTTGTCCACCGGCGGACAGTCATAATAAAACAGCCTGTACAAATCATGCAAACGCTCCCGCTCTTTCAGGTGCCGCATTGCATATGTAACAAGTGCATCTGCCGTTTCTTTCGGCTCATGTTCTCCCCAGAGGAATTTGGCTCGCTTGCGAAAAAAGCCGCCATCAACAAGAATCGCTGTTTTTGACATATCGGAATCCCCCCAATAAAATCTAAAGCCCTTAGAACGGGCACTCCCCTTATTGTGGGGGACCTATTCCAAGGGCTTATTGGCACAACGGGCGGTGACAGAAGTCACTTTGTTGTACTGTTTATACTATGCCCCTGAGTTCGATTTGTCAACCACTTTTTTGAAGCTATAGTTAAATTTTTTGTGTCCTTCGGTGTCCGATTCGGACACCTTTTTTATTTTTTTCTCTTGAGCATCTCGGCGACGATCTCGTTCTGGGCTTTGTCGTCGAGGCTTGAGAACAACTTTAGAAACTGCTCGGTCGGGCCTTCCGGCACGCTCGGCAGTGCGCCCGGCGTTTCGCCGAGCAGGTCGGACACGGTGCAGCCGAGGTATTGCGCAAGAAGCTGGATGCGCTCCACAGATGGAACTCGTCCGCGATTAGTGACCTCGCTTATAAGGCTCTTACCAGCGCCGCTTTCAGCACAGGCAATCGTAGGCTTGACACCCTTCAGCGCACAGTACGCTTTAACATTTTGCACAAAAACTTCCGTATCCATTAAGGTCTCCTACTTATATTGCAATTAGAGCTTTTGCCAAATAATCCGCGTTCGCCAATTTAGTAATTGACATTCCGCGAACGCAGATTTATAGTAAAGCTACAGTTTAGACAACGACTGTACGAAAGGGGGTGAGACGATGCGTCTATTTTTGCTCATTGTGTCCGTTGTCTCGCTGATCGGCTGGCTGATGCAGTACATCAGCACCCTGACGCTTGTATGGTATCTGACGGAGAAGGGCTTCCCGCTTCCGTCTGATGCGGACTTGAAAAAGGGCAGCCGTTATGTGGTATCGCACCTGCTCAAGGATCGGGCTTCAGATAAGCACTGATCGCCGCAGAAGTAACGCCTTCCGCTATGGACGAGATCGCGGAAAGAGAATAGTTCCGAACGGCCGTGATGCCTTTTTTTACAGCGGTCCATTGCTGTGCGTCTCGGATCTTCGCAATAAACTCATGCCCCTGATAGGTAAGGTCGTCTATCGACTTTATTCCCGGAAGAACTTGCCGCATCTGCGGAACGAGAGTCAGCCGCAGGAAACCGCCCTCTTCCAGTTTGAGGCAGGTATACCACACCTCTTCCATGGAGTGCTGGCCGACCTGTTGGCACAGTGCCTCCAAGGTCAAGGTTTTGCCGAATTCACAGCGTTCTACGGCCATCAGCACATCTCGCACGCAATCGGAATCTAAGATCATAAGTTCCACCTTAATGCCACTTGTCAGACTTGAATTTCTTATTAGATAGTGCCTATGCTTCGTAAGGCCGGAGCGCTGTGTCCACGATCTCGCGGATCGGCGCGGGTGCCTGATGATAGGCACGCAGCAGTTTCGCATCGTCGGTGCTCACGGTGCCCGATTCGGACACCGCCCGCTCGCCGAGCAGGTCAGAGACGGTGCAGCCGAGATACTGCGCAAGCAGCTGCACCTTGGCAACGGACGGGGTCTGCCCTCTTTTGATGTCTGTCAAAAAGCTCGCACCAACGCCGCTATCGCGGCAGGCATTTGTCGGCTTAACGCCTTTCTTAGAGCAGTACCGTTCGATATTTTGCACAAGAAGTTCCCTGTCCACAGGATCACTCTCCTTTATATGTAATTGGTGATTACGTATAAAAGTTTATTTTTACGCATTTTTACCTTGACGATTGGTAATTACGGATTTATTATAAAGCTACAGTTTAGACAACGACTGTACGAAAGGAGCGCGATATGAGACCTATCGCGTTGCTGATTTGGGTGATCGTCATTGCACCTCTGGTCTGGCGTCTCTACAGAGAACACACAGAGGACGATCAAGAACCCGAGCCTCGGCTGGCAATACCCATTCTGGAACTTGGGCGATGGGTCATCGAGTACATCGAGAACGCCGCTTCCGACTCCGATACTTCACAACATCTTCCTGCAGCAGCTTTTCCAACTCCCCGGCATACACATCAAGTTCACGTATATCGCGTCGCCCGGAAGAGGTATATTCGACCGCTTTCTCGAAAAGTATCTGTATGCCGCAGTCTACATCATCGGAAGCGTAAAGCCTCGCGTTGTAGAGGGCAACGATATAAGCATTCCGATGCGTATCGTTCGGCTCGTAGACAAACTCCGAAAACGCCTTCCAGTGCTGCTCGTAGGCCGCAGTCATGCGGTCGAAATAAGCGGCCGTCAACTGGTTTTTGTTGTTTCGGGCAGCAACCCAAATACCGCCGAGCAGGCCGATGATCGCCACGATATACGGTGCAACGACCTTTATCCATTCAAGCATATCAGTTCCTCTCGTGAACACAAGAAATGAGGCGAGAACGTGCTCTATAAAGTGCGCAGAATCAAGCTCGACAATATGGCGGAGATCTGCTGGCGTGCAAAGCGCTGCGAGACTTATCTCACGCTGCAGAACTTGCACATTGGCGGCATCTACCAGCTGCATGGCGGCAAGCTGTATGTCGTCGAATCCAAAGAAAGCTGAATACGGGGCGGCCGGCGCGCGGCGGGAGATGGTTCAGTCGGAACCACGGATGAACCTCCGTTACTCTGATACCCGCCTGAAGGACGTTCGACCCGTCCTCGCCCCTCATCTCATCCATATGGAGCAGCATGGTGCTCACCGGCCGCAGTGATGGGAGTTCGATTCTCCCCTGCTCCTTCGTTCTTTTGCTCATAGTATAAAGTCTCACTTAAAAATACCATGGCAAACTGCAAAAATCAAGATAGAAAGGATGATTGAAAAAATGGTAAAGCTCCGCGTCAAAGAACTCCGTCAAAGAAAGGGCATGAGCCAGACCGATCTTGCCAAGGCAATGAATGTTTCCGCAGTCGCCGTTGGCAAATGGGAGAGTGGCGAATACCAGCCCACCACCGACAAGCTGCCGCAGCTTGCGATGCTGCTGGGTGTTGATATCAGCGCACTGTTTGAAGTGGAAACACCGGGCCGGCTACCCGGAGCGCTAAGTTAGGAGGACAGCACCATGCCGAGAACAAACTTAGGCCGAAATATTGCCAATGAGAAGATCGTCGCTCTGATTTGGGGTACTGCCGCAGCAGCTGGCTTGACGACCGAAGAACTCGGAGCAAAAGCTAAGATTTCCCGTTCCAGAATTTATGCCAGGAAAAACAAACCGGAGGATCTTACCCTGCGCGAACTGCGCAGTATCGGCCGCGCGCTGAACATCCCTATCGATGAACTGCGCGAAGCCATCCGCTACTAAAAACATATCACGAAAGGAGTTGTAAATCCATGTATCCCGAGTACCCGAATTTATACCAAAGGGCACGCAAGGCTACCTATTTTTCGCAAGAAGAGGCAGCCGAACGACTTGGACTTTCGGCGGAAAGTCTGAAACAATATGAGAGTGGGCGGCGCGTGCCACCGGACGGCGTAGTCGCGAAGATGGTGGAGGTCTACGACCTGCCGTGGCTCGCTTTGGAGCACAGCCGCGCGACGGATCAGCTGGGCGTGCTGCCGGAGGTCGAGGCAAAGACGCTGCCGCAGGCGACGATCGCGCTGACCAACCGGCTGAGAGACGCGGCGGACTGCATCAACGGACTGCTGCGCATCGCCGAGGACGGCGTGATCGATGAGAGCGAGCGGCCGGAGTTTGACGCCATTGTCGCCGATCTGCGCGAGACCATCGCCGCGGCCTATCAGGTCATCTATGCCGCAGACGCAAAAAAAGAACGCCCCGACGTTGGCGCGTCGAAGCGTTCCGTGTCTCAGGCAGTCAGACCTGAAAACGATTGCAAGAACAGTATAGCATACTCACGCGGAAATGCAAGCCCCGTTTTGACAAAGGGGGTGTATGCACGATGAGCGGCATGACCCTTTTCTTCGTGGTCGTCGGCGTGAGTGTGACGGTGACAAAGCTCTTCAACTTTGTTGAGTACATCGGTGGAGGAAATGCTTATGGCAAGAGAAAATCAAAAAGAACATATCTGTGACGGCACAGCCTCTCCCCCGCCGCTGGATATCGAGGCCCAGCAGAGCGCGGTGGACTATGTCGGCTTATGCGATCGCCTGATTGCCTGCTGCGAGAGCGTGACGCTCAATCCCATCAAAACGGGGGTGCAGGCATGAGCGAAGGGATCATCAAATCCGGGCGCAAGCAGAGCTTCACCGTGCTTTACAAATCTGCCATCGAGGACAAGCGCCTGCCGCTGGACGCGCGCGGGCTGCTCGCCATCATGGTCGGCCTGCCGGACGGCTGGCAGTACTCCGTCAAGGGGCTCGCCGCTTATGTCGGCGTGAGCAAGGATACCATCCGCAGGCTGCTCGGCAAGCTCGAAGACGTCGGATATCTCGTCCGCGAACAGACCCATGACGCCAACGGACACTTCTCCGGCAACGTCTATGTGCTGCTGGATGAAGCACCACCGTTGTCGGGAAATACCGACGACGGTAAATCACCGTTGTCGGAAAAACCCGATGACGGTGAAAACCGACAACGGGAAAAACCGTCATCGGGTTTTCCGACCCAAATAAATACTAAAAGAACCAAAGAAGAAAAGAAACAACCCCCTATAGCCCCCGCAGAGGTCGTAGAGGTCGTGGAGAAATACTGCGGCGAGGACGACGAGCTGCGCGAGTGGATCATGGGGCTGCTGGAAAACCGGATCAAGATCAATCGGCGGAAAGCCGTCGAGACCGAGCGCGCTATGAGCGGGATTTTGCGGAAACTGGACAAGTTGTCGGACGGGCGGCGTGAGGTGAAGATCGCGCTGCTGGACAAGGCGATCAGCATGAATTGGCTGACCGTCTATGAGCTCAAGCCGGACGAAATGCCTGCGGTCAGGACGGAGGGCAGCGCGGCGCTGCCGCTCGGTTGGGGGGTGTAGCGCATGACGCAGCAGAGGAAAACACAGCCGGGGCTTGAGGCCGAGACCGCGGTCATCGGCGCGCTGCTCATTGCCCCCGAGATCGTCAAGGACGTGCTCTTCGCTGTCCGTGAGCAGGACTTCGGCATCGAGATCAACCGGAAGATCTTCCGCGCGGCGCGGGATCTGTACCTGCGGGCAAAACCAGTGACAGCTGTGACCATCCGTGACAAGGTCGGCAAGGAGTCGAGCGACTACATCAGGCAGCTGTACGAGATCACGACAACCAGCACCAACTGGCGCGAGTATGCCACCATCATGGCCGAGCAGGCCTGCATGCGGCGCATGCAGGAGCTTGCCGTGCAGATCGCCGCAGCCAACACGGCGCAGGAGTGTCGAGAGCTGGCCGCGAATATGCAGCAGGAGCAGCATGGCGGCCGCCAGATCGCGGCCTACACCATGGAGGACATGATCCAGGACTTTGCCGCACGCCAGACGGATAAAACTCCGCTCGAATACGTCCGCTATGGCCTCGCCGAGGTGGATGCCGGTACATACACGCAGCAGGGCGACGTGGTCGTTATTGGCGGATACCCCAGCGCCGGAAAGACAGCACTGGCCCTGCAAATGGCGATGTGGATGGCCAGAAAATGGCGCGTGGGCTTCTTTTCGCTCGAGACAGACCACCGAAAGGTGACCGACCGCGCAATCGCCATGCTGAACGATATTAGCTTCACGGCCATCAAGCGGCGCGAACTGACAGACAAGGACTGGGAGCGGTTTGCGGCCAAAAGCGCGGAGAACGCAGGGCTTAAATTCACGCTGATCGAAGCTGCCGGCTGGAGCGTCAGCGATATCACGAGTGCAGCTGAGGCCTACGATTTCGACGTGATCTTCATCGACTATGTCCAGCTCATCCGACCGAGCACAACCAATCCCATGCGCAGCGAACAGGTGGCGGAGATTTCCCGCGAGCTGCACGCCTTCGCCCAAAGCCGCAAAAAGCTCGTGATCGAGCTGGCACAGCTTATCCGCGAGGAACGTCCGGCCATGCAGAAAAAGGCGAACAAGCCGCAGCAGAACGAACCGCGCATGAGCGACCTGAAAGAGTCCGGACAGCTGGAGCAGGACGCGGACATGATCTTCATGGTTTACCGCCCCGTCGAGGGCGGCGACTATGATCCTACGAAGTCGCGCTTCCTGCGCATCGTGAAGAACAAAGAAGGCTTGCTGCTGCGCACGCTGCTCTGGTTCGATGGCGACAAGCAGACCTTTACGCCGATGACGATGGAGACGGCGCGCGAGGTCGAGGAGGACAAGAAAATCGTCGAGCGGAACGCCCGCAACGAACGGATGAGCGGCGCAAAGCGCCGGTAGAGAAAGAAGAGACATCATGCCGTATATTGGACAGCCCATCAGCTGGACGCCGTGTGCGTACAGCAATCTGGGCGGCGAAGAAAATTTAAAAAGCACACGTGACCGCGGGAAGGTGAGTGGGAAAATCGTGTGGATCAACCACGAGCATCGGTTCTTTTTGGTCGAGGCAAAGGTCTTTGGCTACATCCTTCGTGAGAGCTTCAAGTTTTGAGGTGTGCCATGGCTGGGAAAGTGGAAAGCAAATGCTATGGCTGCAGGGAGCGGTATCCCGGCTGCCATGATAAGTGCGAGCACTATCGCGCGTGGAAGGCGGCGATCGACGCCGAGAACGAGAAGATCAGAGCAGAGAAAAAAGACTACGAAGATTTCGGCGATTATCAGTACCGCGCAGCCAAGCGGCTGCGGAAATAGAAAAAACAGGAGGACAAAATGAAAACGATTGCGATCATGAACTACAAGGGCGGCGTCGGCAAGACGGTCACGACGATCAACTTTGCGGCCGAGCTTGCGGCCGCGGGCAAAAGCGTCATCGTGATGGATGCGGACGGCCAGTGCAATCTGAGCGATATTTTCCATGCAGACACGATTCACGGCGGCACGACCTATGAGGTGCTGACTGGCGAGACCGGCTGCTGCTGGGATGAGCTGGTGCAGGACACCCCTGTCGAGGGCGTGAAGATCGTCCCGGCCAGCGCGGAGCTGCCGAAAGCGGACATCGCTGCGCTGACTGGCGAGCGACTTGCGAAAAACGGCATCCGCGATTTTTGCCTTGCCGTGGCAGAGGATGAGGGCGCAGACTACATCCTTATCGACTGCCCGACCGCCTACAACGCGGCTACGGTGGCGGCGCTGGGCGCTGCGGATGAGATCATCATTCCCGTTGAGCTGGAGGGCTTTTCCCTCCATGGCGCGGGCGAGATCCGCAGTCAGGTCGCCAACATGCGCACGGTCAACCCGAGACTGCGCATTGCAGGCGCGCTGATCACCAAGCGGCGCGGTACGCGCATCCAGGAGGCCGCAGAGCAGGCCTTGCGCGTGAGCGGCATTCCGGCATTTGAGGTGGCAATCCCGCTGCGGGCTTCCGTGCCGGCAAGTATGTCAAACCTCAACGCGAGCAAGACGCTGCGAGGCTACGCGCCCAAGGACGCGGCGACGAAAGCATATCACGATTTCACGCGGGAATACCTGAGCGAGGGAGGCGCGGTCAATGGCTAAAGGCAAGTTTGACATGAGCGAGTTCCTTACGCCGGTCGAAAGCGTGTCCGAATCGGACACGATGCGGGAGATCGCGGTTGACGACATTCTCGACAATCCTCGGAATTTTTACCCCCGCCCCGACAATGCGGCGCTTGCCGAGCTGATGGAGTCCATCCGCGCAAACGGACTGCTTGAGCCGCCGACCGTCATCGCCGCAGGCGAAGGTAAATACCGGCTGATCTCCGGCCACAGCCGCATGGCGGCGGTGCGTCTTCTGGCGAGCAGCAGGGACGAGGGCGAAGCCAAGCGATTCGCCGCCGTGCTTTGCCGCGTGCTGCCGGACATGACACCGGAACAGGAAGAGTGCGCGGTGATCGAGGCCAACCGCCAGCGCGTGAAGTCCCCTGCATTGCTGGCGGAAGAGGCAGAGCGCTTAACGAAAATCTATATCAAACGCCGCGAGGCGGGCGAAGATCTCCCTGGCCGCATCCGCGATCGTGTGGCCGAGGCGATGCAGGTCAACAAGACCAAGCTCGCCAACCTGAGCGTGATCAAGCGCGGGCTCAAGGTCCCGGGGATCGTGCGCAAGTGGGAGGCGGGCGACATCCCGGAGGCGGCCGCGCTGGAGATCGCCCGAATGGACGACGAGACGCAGTACCGGCTGCTCGACTGGGTGATCGACAATCGCCGGAGCTACACGATCAAGGACGTGCAGGAGTTCGTGAAATCCAGAGCAAAAGACGAGCAGGCCGTAGAGGATGAAAAGTATATCGAGTTGCTCGGGCATATCCGTGAACGTCTTGAAAGAGAGCTGCGAGGATGTAAAAATCGAGAGGAAGGAATCGAGACGCTTAAAAAAGCGTTTCGGTGGGCCGGAGGCGGCGGCAAAGAGTTTGATTGGCAGGGGGAGGCCAAGGGCCTAAGAATGTGCGGTGAAGACCGAAAGCACATTTTGCGCCCGTGGGCGACTGTGTGGGACATGCTTGCGGCAATGAGCATGCAGGATGGGCCAGTGCAAGCAAGTAAAACACTCGAAAAGACCGAGTCGAAAGAAGAGCGAAACGAAGAGCTGCTTGCGCTCAGATGGTATGAATCAGACGTTGAACCGCCAGATGGCGCGCATATCGTTTTGATTGATGAAACCGGACTTGTTGATGATGACGAATACATCGGCGGCAGACTGAAAAGCGGCTATAACGACTGGGACGAGGTTCTCCTTTGGACGCTGCATCCAGATGATCCGTCGCCGACCAAGGCGGTGAGCTCGCCGGGATGGTCGCCGCTGGACGCGGAGCACTGGCCGGAGGAAGGTGCGCTGGTCGTGCTGAGCTATCCGACAGGGCTGGGCGGCAGCGCCTATCTGACGGCGCGGTGCGGCGGCAGCGCAAGCAACCAGTACCCGTTCGTTTCGACCGACGCGGGGATCTCGGTGCAGGATATTGTCGAGTGCAAGTGCGACAGCTGGCTGCTGATCAATGAGAGACAGAGAGGAGAAAAATGAAACAATCCGGGTATTTGCAGCAGAGAGACGCGAGAACGCAGATGCTGCTGGATGTGATGCAGCGGACGATGAAGCAGTACATGCTGGACACGCTGCTGATCACGATGCATGAGGACTTCGGCTGGGGCTATGACCGCCTCAGCCGCCTCGCGGAAAAGTGGGGCGAGACGTATGACGTCTATTTCCCGGCGATGCAGAGCACCGACGAGTCGGACGTCTACCAGGAAAGACTTGACCGGGCGGCGCTCAGCTATATCGGAGGCAACCAGTTTTACCCGTTTGCAGAACGCTATCCGGAGATCAAACAATTAGGCTATGGGCCAAGGAGAATGAAATGAAAACAGAAGAAATTTTGACCGCGCTGCGGCGCTTGAAGGTGGAAACGGGCTCGCTGGCCTGCATGGGCTGTGGGTACGAGCACGACTGCGGCGTCCACGGGTGCCGAATCGTGCGGGAGGCTGCGGATCTGATCGAGAAGCTGACTGGCCGCTGCGCGCGCTACGCCGAAAAGATCGCGGTGCTGCAGGAGCGGGAGAAGTGGGTGGCGGTGACAGAACGGCTGCCGGATCAGTGCATGGATATCTTGGTTAGTTACCGGGATGGACATATCTTGATGGGGACGGCCATGTGCGATGATTGGATCGAGGAGGATCTTGAGGACGGAAAAATCACACACTGGATGCCGCTGCCGGATGTGCCGGAGGTAGAGTGATGGAACGACTGACAAATAAACGCGAAGCTGATGCGCAACGAGAAGAGTACGAGCGCCGCCTTGCAAACGGGTATCCGCGGAATATCCCCGAGGAACGGTTTCTGCGCCTTGCCGCCTACGAGGATACGAGGCTGACGCCGGAACTTGTGCGAGAAACCGCAGAATTGGCGATATGGGTGCATGATAATGGCATTGAAAAGATTAAAGAATGGATTAAAGCTGACAAGGACGGGCTGTTGGTGGTGCTGCCGTGCAAGGTGGGCGATGTTGTGTACGGATTCCACGGGGAAAAGACCATATTGCCGATGGTGGCAAAATGGATCGAAACGAACACTGACGGATGGCAAATTGCAGTACAATACGTGCCAATGGCCCCAAGGTTTTATCGGTTTTCGGATTTTGGCAAGACCGTATTCCTCACCCGCGAGGAGGCGAAGAAAGCATTGGAGGCGATGAAGGATGAATGACATGGAACGCAAGACCTTCTGCGCGGCGCTCAGATGCTACGGCGCGCAGGCGCAGATCACGATGGTCTTTGAGGAAATGGCCGAGCTGCAGGACGTGCTGTGCAAGTTCCTGCGCGGGCGCGTGGACGGCGACACGCTCGCCAACATCGCCGAAGAGATCGCCGACGTCGGGATCATGCTCGACCAGATGGCGATCGAGTTTGAGGTCGAGGACGCGGTGGCGGAGCAGCGGGCAAACAAGGTCGACCGGCTACGAAACCGGATCGAGCATGTGGAATGGGAAAGGCAGTAAAGAATGAGGCTGCTGGTAACACTGGCGCTGGATGCACCGGATGACGCCGATCCGCAGGGAATCAAGGAAAAAGCGGCGATGGACTTTGAAAAGTACGGAGGCGTGCACGTGGTCAAGGTCGAGCGCGTCGAAGGATATAAACAGATGACGATGGAAGGAGATTTGCATGCAAAAAATTAACCTGAAGAAAACCACGAAGGAGCAAATGCTCAATATGCTGGAAACGGCGTGGCAGGCCAATGCAGGGGCCGACGAGGAGATCGCCGCACTAAGTAAACGAATTGAAGAGCAGAATGATGCGCTCGCTAAGTGTGTTGCCGAGAAAAATGAGTTGCGCGATCAAGCGCGAGACGCAACGGGTAATGCAGAATATTGGCATGGACGGTTTAACAACGCCTTTAATGTTACAGAGGTACAGCGCAAAAGGATAAAGGAAGACGCCGATGAGCTGCGCCGTGAGCGCGTAAATGTTGAGACGATGACCAATCAAAAGGATGCGGCGATTGCAGAAAACAAGGACCTGCGCACGAAACTTGCTGATACTGAGGCGGCGCTGGGAAGGGCAAACAGTGAAATGGCAGCGCTGCGGCATGATTTGACAGGTGAGCAAGAGTCATCCGTGCATCTCGCATCAGTCTGCAGATGGCTGTCGGATCACCCGTGGCGCAATCTGTGGGCGTGGGTGAAGAGAAAACTGGGGTGCGCCGAATGAAAAGAAAACGTATGATTAAGCTGCTGATGAGCCTTGGCTGCGACAGGAACGATGCAGCGCGGTGCGCAACGCTGGCGGATGGCAATTTGCCGCATGCGGTGCTGTATTACGATCTGCTTGAGGAGTTTATCCGTACATACTATGAGTATCTGGATAAGACCGTTGTTGATGGCGACATGACCGGCGCCGTCGCCGAAATGGTCGGGAGCGTGTATGGCTGAGCTGTTCTACTGCGTGCGCCAGCGCGCTGGGAATCTGGTCAAGGAGTACCGCGGGACGATGCCGCCGCGCTATGCGCCCTCCGACACCGACGAGGACCGGCGCGCCAAGGCCGACCTCAAGGCGCAGCGGCGCACGGTGCTCAACCGCGACTCCACCGATCGGCTCGAGCTGATGATCGCGCTCATGGGCAAGTACGCCACGCACTACATTCTGGAGTTCGACAACGAGCATCTGCCGGAGCGATTTGCCGACGTGCGCAAGGCGCTGCGGGCCTTCCTGCGGCGCGTGGAGCGCTATCGAGGCAAGGGCGGGCTTGACTACATCCCGGCCATTGAGGGGCTGCACGGGGCGCACAGGTATCACATCCACCTCGTCGCGGACTACCGGCAACTCTCGCCGGCGGAGGTGCGGTTCCTGTGGCAGTGCGGCGAGGTGACGGACTGGCCAGTATTTAAGCGGAACGGCAAGGTGCTCGGCTACCGCTACCTCGCGCGCTATCTCACCAAGGAGCGCAGCGACGGGATCATCATTCCGGTGGGGCGGCATCCTTGGAGCTGCTCGCGCAGTCTGCGCGCGAAGTTGCCGCCGCCGGAGGTGTGGCTCGACGAGAGCGATGCGATTACGATACCGTTCGACGCGATGCTCCCACGGGTGCGGACCGGCGGAAGTCAATTTGGTAGCTACCGGGTGGCGAGCTGGATCGAGGCGTAAGGAATCGCGTGCGCGCGTGCGCGCGACATTACTTGTAACCTATTGGCTTTTTAGTGACAAACGCAGAAAAGAGGGTGAAAAGTATTGCAAAACAGTGCAAAGACTGATAAACTGGACACAAAGAACAGATTGATTGTCTGCCCGAACTGCGGGCGGCTCACATCGCAGGCCGTTCGGCCAGACACGGAGGCGCGGAATCTCGTCCTCTGGTGCCGGAGATGCAAAGCATCGAACATCGTGAATATCGAACATGGCGCGTGCTCGCTTAGTAGCCACTGCTGACAAACCCGAATCTCGGGGAGTGTCGGCGGTGGCTTTTGTTTTTGCCCGGAGGTGATAGCCCGTGTGCAAAAAGCCCCTCCGACCGTGCAGGTATCCTGGGTGCTACGAGCTGGTGAGCGACGGGTACTGCTCAAGGCATCAGCCAAAGAAGCGCTTGGAACAGCGTAGCGCCGAAGCGGAGTCCTGGCGCTGGATGTATTTCACCGACGAGTGGCGCAAGGATCTTCGACCGACGCAACTCATGCGCGAGCCATTCTGCCGAGAGTGCGCCAAAGCTGGCAGGCGCGTCCGCGCTACCGACGTCGACCACATCGTCGACCACAAGGGCGACTGGGCAGTGTTCTGTGACCGCAGCAATCTCGAGAGCTTGTGTCACAGCTGCCACAGCCGCAAGACGGCGCGAGAAATGTACGAAAACCGCAGGCGTTCGAAGCTTCGCCGTGCAGCCTCCAGGCGGTAGGCTTGGGCGCTCGGGCGCGTCGCAGGAGCGTCGCGCGGGGATTCCTTGCGAAGGGGTGGCCGGGGTTTTGAAGTTTCGACGAAGTGCGCCATAACCGCCAGGCCTCCTGCGAACGAGAAATTTTCCCCACGGGGAACGACGAGAAGGAAGTGAGAACATGAGCGGAAAGAGACAGCCGACGGCGCTGGTGGAAGCCAATGGCCGGAAGCACCTGACGCAGGCCGAAGCCGACCAGCGGCGCGACCACGAGGTCTATATGCCGCCGGCCGATGTGGTAGATCCGCCGAAGTGGCTGCCGAAACGTCTGTGGGCGGAATACTGCGAGATCGGAGAGATGCTCAACGGCGCCGGCCTGTATGCTGAGCTCGACCGCGATGTTCTCGGTCAATATTTCCTTTGCCGTGAGCGCTGGACCAAGGCCGACAAGAAGGCGGCAGCGGCCATCAGCAAGAACGACGAAAAGCTCGCCAAGGAATGGACGAGCATCCAGGGCGCTTATTTCAAGCAGGCGCGCCAGTGCGCCGAAGCAATGGGGCTTTCGGTTACCTCTCGCTGCCGCATTGTCGTCCCGACTGCGATCGTCAATGCTGCGAGCACGTCTGGTGATGACCGCAGCGGCGTAGATGAGTTCTCGGAGATCCTGCGCCGCCGTCAGGAGCAGGCGCTGAGCCGAGGCATTGGGAATGGCTGATCGATTTGAGAAGAGTGCCGGGCAATTTGTCTGCGACTTCATCAGCCGCCTGCCGACGACCGACACCGGCCAGCTCTTCCACCTGTATGACTGGCAGCGCAGCGCGCTGATGGAGTTCTATGGGACGCTCGTGTCCGATTCGGGCACCGACGCGCTCCCCGCTCCAATCAACTCGAATTGGCTGCGAAAATACTGGTATCTCTATCTCGAGATCCCAAAGAAAAACGGTAAGAGCGAGCTTGCGGCCGCACTGGGGCTCTATCACCTGTTTGCCGACGGCGAGCTGAATGCCGAGGTCTATATCTGCGCCGCAGACAAGGAAAACGCCTCAATCGTTTACAATGCGGCAGTTTTTATGGCAACGAGCGCACCGTGGACAGCAAAGATGATCGCCCGCGGCGAACTGAAGATCACCGAGAGCCGCAAGCGCATTGAATATCGCAGACGGATCAAGACCGGAAACGGCGGCTACAAGTGGGTGACGGTCGGCATCATGCAGGTGCTTTCCGCGGAGGCCTACAGCAAGCACGGCTACAAGCCGAGCTGTGTCATCTTTGACGAGCTGCACGCCCAGCCGAACCGCGACTTGTGGGACATCATGACCGGCGAAGCGGGCGCAAGCCGAAGCCAGCCGGTGTGGATCGTGCTGACGACGGCCGGCGACGACCCAGACCGCAACTCCATCGGCTGGGAAATACACGCGAAGGCGGTCGCGATCCGCGACGCCAGGCAGCTGCGGCGCATCCAGGAAGAAGGCGGCGACGCGCGCAAGGTCCTCTCGCTAAGGCATGCCGCTGACGAGGACCTTGCCGACGCAGAGCGGGAGCTTCTTGAGCGCGATGAGGAAAACTGGCTGCCAATCCTGTACGGCTTGACCGCCATGTTCGGTGACGACCCTGACGATCTTGCCAAACTCGATATCTGGGATGAAAACCTGTGGTATCTCTGCAATCCTTCCCTCGGGAAGCACCTGCGGCTGCGCAACGTCCGAATGGAGGCAATGGCCGCCAAAAAGAGTGAAGCAAACGAACGGAAATTTCGCTGGCTGCGCCTGAACCAGTGGATCACGACGAAGGTGGTCAGCTGGATCTCGCTCAATCTGTACGACAAAACGCAGTGGGGGCCGAGCAAGAAGGCGGCACGAGAGGAATTTCTGCACCAGCTGGACGGCATGCTCTGCTACGGTGGCGTCGACCTGTCGACAAGCCGAGATCTGACGGCATTTGTACTGATCTTCCCTCCCCAGCCCGGACTCGACATCGCCGTGATCTGGCCCTATGGCATCTGGAGGCCGGAAGCAACGGTAGATGAAGCTGAAAGCCGAGATCATGTTCCCTATCGAGACTGGGCACGCGCAGGTTTTTTAACACTCTGCCCCGGCGAGGTGAACGATTACGATGACATCGAGTCGCGTATCCGAGAGGCAAGCGAGCGGTTTGACCTGCAGATGGTCGGCTTTGACCCGTATCTGAGCCGCACGATCACGCAGCGGCTCGCGCCCTTTGTGCAAACCATTGAGATCCCGCAGGATCTGAAGAACATGAGTCCGGCGATGAAGGAAATGGACGACATGATGCAGCGGCACACACTGCTTCACGTGCACAACACGTGCTTCAGGACCACGTTCGGCAACGTGAGGTGCCATGCTGACGGAAACGGCAATATCAAGCCGATGAAGAACAAATCGACCGGCCGCATCGACCCAACGGTCGCCGCTATCATTGCGATGGCGGTTTGGATGATCGCGAAAAATCAGAAACCCGACCTTGCCGAAGCTGTTGGCCGGCCGGGATTCAGTCTGTGAGGAGAAAAGATGAAAAGAATTGCCGCAGCGGTACAAGGCGCCGCGCTGGTACTTGGATGCGCGCTGATTGCAATAGGAGCGGCTATGATCTACGTTCCGGCCGGAATGATCACAGCGGGAGTCCTGCTTGTCGCAGGAGCTGTGCTCGATGGCTATGACGATACCGACGAGGAAGGAAAGGACGGATCTGAATGAGCGTTATTAAAGGGCTCCGTGCAGCCACCGCACGGTCGCCCACCATCAGAAAAGCGGTGACAGTCGGCGCGCTTGCGGCCTCCGGTGGTCTGGTTGCCGGAGAGGACGTACAGAGCGTGGCGCGAAAGCTGAGCGCGGTAGACCGCTGCATTGAGATACTGAGCGACAGCATGGCAAAGCTGCCGAGCTTTGTAATCGACAACCGCACACGTGAGCGCTTGCCGCACGATATCCTGTATCTGCTCAATGTGCGGCCTAATGAGGCTATGACGCCGTTTGTGCGCAAAAAAGTGCTGGAGACCAGCCGTCTGGAAGGCGGCAACGGGTACGACTGGATCATCCGCGATCCGTCGACCGGACTGCCGAAGGAGTTGATCCCCGTGCCGTGGCAGCTCGTGCAGCAGTGGCATGACAGTGCAGGCCGCATCTGGTATGACATCACGCATCCGCTCACCGGCGAGCTGATGCGGCTGGCAAATGAAGACGTGTGTCACTATAAAAACGCCACACGGAATGGGCTGAAAGGAATTGGAACGCTGTCGCGTGCGGAGGACGTCATTGCCGCGGCGCGCGCGGCACAGCAGTATGACGCTTCGTACTATCAAAACGGCGGCCAGCCCGGCGGCGTGCTGGAAACAGAGGCCGATCTCGGTGGCTACGCAAAGAACGAGCGCGGCGGCGTACTGACCCGCCCTGACGGATCTGTTGTGACGCTGAAGGATCAGCTGCGCAGCGAATGGGAAAAGGTCCACCTTGGCCCAAGCAACGCACACCGCACAGCGATCCTCGACCTCGGTCTCAAATACACGAGCATCGCCAGCTCGAACCGCGATGCGCAGTTTGTGGAAAATAAGGAGATCTCCGTCAAGGACATTGCCCGCTACTTCGGCGTACCGCTCTACAAGCTGAATGAGGGAAAACAGGCATACGGTTCCAACGAGCAAAATTCCATCGAGTATGTTGTGAGCACACTGCACCCGATCGTGACGCAGTACGAGGAGGAACAGACCTATAAGCTGCTGACCGATAGCGAGCTGAAAAGAGGTCTTGAGATCCGCATCAACATGATGGCTGAGCTCAAGGGTGACACATCCAGCCGCGCCACATGGTACCGTGCAATGAGCGAGCTGAGTGTTTTCTCTCCGGACGACATTGCTGCGCTGGAGGATCTCCCGAATATTCCTGGCGGCAACCGGCGCCGGGCAAGCCTCAACTATGTGCCGCTTGATCTGTGGCCGGAACTGAGCAAGCAAAGACGCGGCGGCATCACCGCCGGAGAGGAGTAATCCATGGAAATGATCTACAAGGCCGCAAGGCTTGAAAAACAGACACTGAGTGAAAGCGAGCTGGCGCTCATCAACAAGCAGTCCCTTCGGGAGCTGAGCGCAGATGAAGTGTTTGCCTTCCGCCTGGCAGCCTGTGACAACCAGGTAGACCGCGACAACGAGAGGTTCACCGAAAACACACTGGAACAGCTCGCAAAGCTGTACATCGGCAAGACGGTGCTGCTTGATCACGTTTGGAGCGCCAAGTCGCAGACGGCGCGCATCTACAACGCCTATGTGAGCGGCGAGGGTGACGTCAAGCGCCTGATCCTCTGCTGCTACACCGTGCGCACAGAATCAATGGCTGACACGATCTCCGCCATCGAGGGCGGCATTCTGCGCGAATGCAGCGTTGGCTGTACGGTTGAGCATGTGCTTTGCTCCATTTGCGGCGCGGATCAGCGCACAACGCTCTGTCAGCACCGCGGCGGCCATGAATACGACGGCAAGATTTGTCATTTTGACCTTGTCGATGCTTGTGAAGCTTATGAGGTCAGCCTTGTGGCTGTTCCTGCGCAGCCGGAAGCCGGTGTCGTTAAAGCGAAGCGCTATGGCGGTACCGAGGGAAGAGAACCCCATGCGCCGGGCGGCGCAGACGATAAAGAGCGCTGGCAGGACGAAGCCGCGCTCGCGCTTGAAAAAATGAGATTTTAAGGAGGATACATCATGCGCAGAAAGTACAATGACCTGCTGGCGAAGCGCGCCGGCATGCTGGCAGAGGCCGAAACGCTGCTGAAGGACGGCAAACGTGAGGACTACAAGTCCAAGATGGCCGAGATCGGCAACATCAACGACGAGATCACGGAGGTCAAGGCCTTCATCGACGAGCAGGACCGCCAGTTCCTGGAACGCAAGGACGATCCCGGCGAGGCGAAGGACAAGGCTGCTGAGCGCGGCAATACCCTGATGAAGGGCGGCAGCATCGCCCTGAGCGCACAGGAGGTGCGCAAGGGCCTGTATCTTGCCAGCAAGTCCGTCACGCTGGCGACCACCACGCTGGTGGAACCCACTGGCGCGGGCCGCAACATCCGCGACGGCATCGGCAATCTGGTCAGCTCCATCATCGACCAGGTCTACGTGCAGGATCTGACCGGCATGGGCTCGTTCCTGGAGCCCTACGTCATCAGCGAGCTGGACGCCAAGGGCGGTAAGGTATCGACCAACGCAGGCAAGGCGCGTACCGCTTCGAGCGATCCGACCTTCGGCGTGGCCAAGATCAGCCCCTATGAGCTGAACACCACGAGCTACGTTGACCGCAACATCTCCCGCCTGAGTCCTGCGGGCTACTACGACAAGGTTTATGGCATGGCGCTGCGCGCGATGCGCCGCAAGGCCTGTGGTCTGATCGCCAATGGCGACGGCCAGGCCTCGCCCGATATGTACGGCGTCAAGAATGCGAAGAACATGGCGGGCAACGCCATCTTTGCCTCCGTCGATGTGACGGCCATCGATGAGAACATCCTCGATAATCTGTTCTTCTCTTACGGCAGCGATGATGCTGTAGGCCAGAACGCGCGCCTTTATCTGACCAAGACCGACCTGAAGGCCATCGGCAAGCTGCGCAACGGCGACAAGGAGCGTGTATTCAAGGTTCGCCCTGATCTGGGTAATCCTAATGTCGGTATCATTGAAGACGGCGGCACGTCCATTCCGTACACGATCCTTCCTGACCTGACGAGCCTGTCCGGTGCGACGCAGTCTGCCAGCGCCGCGATCCAGACGATGCTCTATGGTGACCCGAGCAACTATGAGCTCGGCCTGTTCGGCGACTTCACCGTCCGCGTGGACGAAAGCATCAAGGGCGAGGAGCGTATGCTCACGATCCTGGGCGACACGATGATCGGCGGCAACCTGATCGTCGACAAGGGCTTTGTGGTGGCAACGCTGCCGAAGAGCGGCAGCTGATAACCGATGGGCCTGACGGATGACCGCCGGAAGGCGCTGGCGGAGTACTGCCGTGTAGATGATGACGATGCGCTGCTCAGCGGCTTCTTCATCGCGGCGACCGGGTACATGGAGACCGCAGGCATTCGCGAGCCTGAGATCGGATCTCCGCGCGCGGCACAGTACGACTTGTGCGTCAATTATCTGGTTCTTGATATGTACGACCGAAGAGACGTGAGTTTGGAGGGAACGGTGGTCACTGACAATCCTGCCTTTCGTCGGATGGTAAATCAGTTAAAACTCAGCGAGCCGGTGTCCGATTCGGGCACCGGCGGTGATGGAGAATGAGCGATGACATCGAAAAGCAATCTGCTGGCCGACAGCCTGCGGCAGCGCGTCGAACTGCTGGAACTGCGGTTTGACCGAGTAAAGAACTCATACTTTTGGGGAGTGCGTCGCGTCTGCTGGGGAGGTGTGACCTTCGACGAGCGCAGCAATCTGTTTTCAAGCGTCGGCATCGGCGCACGCGGGGCAAGCATCGTTATCCGTCCCGACCGTCTGCTGACGCTGCGCGGGGCAATGCGCGTGGACGGACAATTCATGTTCCTGACATCGATCGTGCTGTCGGACGACCGCAGCCGGCAGGAGATCCGAGCGGCCGTATGCGAGCCGGTGACGCTGACGGCGCGGCCGCAGAACCGAACGGGGCGCGATGCCTACAATCGTCCGGTCGCCGTGAGTGTTCCGAGCTTCACTTTCCCTGGCATTCTGACGGAGAAATATTTCCGCAATGAAGCAGACAACTTCTACCGCGCGGAGGTGCAGCAGCGCGTGCTGGTAACACCGAAGGAAATTCAAATGCGGGCTGGTGACCTTATCCAGAATGGGAAAGAGGCACCATACACGGTGCGGCAGGTGCTCGACCTTGACCCGTACAAGAACGAGTTTATTGTTGAGCGCAGCTGGGAGGCATAAATGCAGAGCGTTGAGATCAGCGGGCTGAAAGAGATCCAGAAAAGGCTGGAGGGCTATCCGGAGGCCATGAAGAAGGCGCGCAGCGAGTTCTTCGAGGAGGCCGGCCGAGAGATGCTTTCCACGGTGCGCCGCCGCATCGGCGGTCAGGGCTATGTGGCGAATGTGCAGGAGGTCTATACCGGCAGTGGAGACGGCTATGCCGCCGTGCGTGCCAAGGCAGATACCAAGCTGAGAGGCTATGCCGCGGGCTACATCACCAACGCGCTGGAAAACGGGCATAAGGTTCGCGGGCCGTCTGGCCACGCCAAGCGAGAGCGGGAGTCCCGACGGAGAAAGGGCCGCGACCGTGTTGACGGAATCTACATGTACCATATGACCGACGCTGATGTTGTCCGCCGTCTGACTGCTGAAGGCGCAAGCGAAATCGAGAAGAAGGCCATGGCCTACCTGGAGGGGAACGGATGAACAGCACGGAGATTCTGGACGCCGTCAACGCGCGTCTGCTGGAAAAGTGGCCTGAGCGCACCGTCTACATCAACGTCTGCCCGGAGAACTATAAACGTCCTTCCTTCTGGCTTGAGGTCACACGCGACGACCGCACGCCGGTCACGCGGCGCATGACGAAGCGGAATGTACAGATTCGGCTTACACTGCACGATGAGGCCGATGAGCACTATGACATCAGCTGGGCAAGGCTCAACAACGATGTATCGGCGTGCCTGAAGCTTATGATGCAGGTCCTGCATGTGGGGGCGCGCAGGCTGCTGCCGCAGCTGCAGAGCATGCCGCGGGACGTTGACAGAGCCGCTATTCTGCTGAATTTTGAATTTATGGAAAGCAAGGAAGAGACCGCACCGGAGATCCCGACGGCGGACTCTTACCAGATCTCCGTGCAGGTAAACGGCGGAGAAATTTATCAAAGGAGCGAATGAGTATGGGACTGCCTGAACTCACTTTTACCCTGAAAAAAGCCGCGGAGACGGTATCAACCCGCATTTCCCGCGGCGCTGTCGCGTTGATCCTGCGCGACGCCAAAGCGAACGGCGTACACATCGTTTGCCAGGAAAGCGATATCCCGACGACGCTCGGCGCGGACAATATCGCATACATCAAGCGTTCCCTGATGGGCTACATCAACCGTCCGAGCGCTGTGTACGTCTCCGTTGTGCCGGCGGCCGGAACGATCGCAGCAGGCTTCGGCGCGCTGGCGGCCTACACCTATGACTACATCGCGGGCCCGCCCGACATCTCTGCTGAAGACGCCACGGCGCTTTCTGCTCTCGTCAAGGAGCGCCGCAAGCTGCGCTATATCGGCAAGGCGGTGCTGCCCAACACTGCGGCGGATTATGAGGGCGTCATCAACTTTGTGTCTGCCGGTATCGCCGCCGGCGGCAAGACGGCTTTCTCTGCCGCGGCTTACTGCTCGCGCATTGCGGGTATGCTGGCTGGTACGCCCGCGCAGTGCAGCGCGACCTATGCGCAGCTGAGCGAGGTGACCAGCGTGACGGCGACCGAGAACCCCGACGCAGCGGTCGACGCCGGAAAGCTCTTTATCATCGATGACGGCCGCGTGCGCAAGCTGAGCCGCGCCGTGACCAGCAAGGTCACGATCGGCGACACGGAACCCGAGGCGCTCAAGAAGATCAAGATGACTGCGGCCATCGACCTGATCCGCTACTACGCCGTCTCGAGCGTCGAGGACGACTATTTCGGCAAGTGCGCCAACACCTATGATGACAAGTGCGTCCTGCTGCTGGCGATGCAGGACTACCTCAAGAGTCTGGAGGACTCCAAGGTGCTGGAAAGCGGCTCGTCCGGCGCGGTGCTCGACGCTGCAGCGACGCGCGCATATCTTATTGCCGCAGCCGGTGATAACGCAGCCGAGGTGGAGCGCATCAAGAAGCTCAGTGACAATGAGGTCATCAAGGAGAACACCGGCAGCAAGGTGTTTTTGAAGCTCTACGGTAACATCATGGACGCCATGGAAGACTTCGCCATCGTTTTCGAGGTCTCCCCCAGCGTCATTGCAGCCTGATAGGAGGAAACACACATGAGTGAAGCTATTGACGCCGCGCTGGTACGCAGCGGCACATGGGGCAGCCTGTGGATCGACGGTGAACAGGTCGCCGAGTGCTACGGCTGCCAGGCTAAGATCAGCAAGACCAAGGAGAGCGTTCCCCGCTGCCGCGCCATGATGGAGGACAGCAAGCTCGTATCCACCAAGGGTACCGGCTCCATCCGCATCTACAACGCGACTTCCCGCCTCATTGAGCTGGAGGGGGAGGCGCTCAAGACCGGCAAGGACCTGCGCCACACGATCATCAGCAATCTGGACGACCCCGATAACCCGAACAACCAGCGCATCGCGCTCATGGGCGTCAGCTTTGACGACCTGACGCTTGCGGACTGGGAGGCCGCCAAGCTCGGGCAGATCGAGTCCCCGTTCACATTCAACGACTATCAGATGCTGGACACCTGAAAGTATTGCGCAGCACCGTCGGGAGACCGGCGGCGCTGCGCATAGTCAAATTTGGAGGGAATTATGGAAAATACCATTGTTAATCAGAACGCCGCAGAGCAGCCGTCTGTGCTGGATCTGTTGCTGGGCGAAAAGGTTGTCAATGTGGCGAAGAATCTGCCGACGGCCAAGTTTGAGATCCCGCGCCTGAGCGAGGCAGCCGGCGCGCCGGTCATCTTCACGCTTCAGGCCCTGCCCTACGGGCGTGTGCAGGACATCAGCCGTCTCGAGAAGGATGCCGAGCTTCAGATCCTGCTGGCGGGCTGTGTTGACCCCGAGCTGAAGAGCACGCCGCTGCAGCACAAATTCGGCGGGATCACACCGGCGGAGACGCTCAAGGCGATGCTGCTGCCCGGTGAGATCGCCGATCTGAGCCGCGAGGTCGAACGTCTGAGCGGTTATCGCCGCGCAACCATCGAAAAAGTAAAAAACGCCTGACGGAGGGCAGCGACCCGGAGCTGGGGCTGGCCTATTACCTCTTCCACGTGCACGGCATCCTGCCGGGTGACTACTACGGCCGACCGCAGGGAGAAAAGGACCTCATCTGGGCGCTGTCCTCCTATGAAGCAACCGCACGCGACCGCCCTGCGCCGCGCAGCAAAGCCATCAAGATCACGCGGGGTAAAAAATAAAGCCGCCCCCTCGGGCGGCTGAGACTCTAAAAGGAAAACGGAAGCAATACAGCGATCAGAAGGGAGACTGCTATTGTGATGATAGATGTCTTCGTCATAGGTATCACGCTCCGTACTTCTGTTTCATTGTAAAAAGGTTGCTGCACCCAAAAACAGGGCAAGCGCAACAGTGGCCATACAAAGCCAAAAGTCAACATCAAGCTGTTCAGAAAACCTCACACCGTCAAGGTATTCAAAGGAATGTGACTTGAACCATCGCACACCGAAAAACACAGCAGCAGCAAAACTCAGCAAAAAGAGGAAAAACATATACACAACCTCCTTCTTTCCGTTCATTATATGCGTTTTTATCACAAAGTCAACAGAAAGCGGTGATTTAATGCCGGAAACATCCATTGTAATCAAAGCCACCGATCGATATTCCGATGTTCTTAAAACGCTATCCAAAACGACCAAGGCTTTCAGTGACGACGTAGACAGTCTGGAAGAGGGTCTTTATGCCCTCAACAAAAACAAATATACGCTAAAGCTTGATGCCAAAAAAGCGCAGCAAGCTCTCAAGGAAGCTGAAAAGCAGTTTGACCTGACTCACAGCGCCGCGGACGGCCTGAAGATGGAGCTGGCGCAGGCAAACTACGACAATGTTGTCCGTAACCTGAACGCCGTTACCAAAGAAGCGCGAAATACAGAGAAGGCGATCTCTAAGCTGGAGAATCGCTCTGGCGGCGGTGGCGGTGGCGGAGCTGCGAATTTTGGTAAAAGTGTTGTTCAGGCGCTTGCAATCAGCGGGATCACCGACAGTGCAAAGCAGCTTCTTTCTCAAGGAGCTACAACGCTTGCAGGAAGCGCTTTCGGAAATGAGGGCGGAATGCTCTTTTCCAATGCGCTTTCTATGGCAACATCGGGCGCCTCTGCCGGGTTTATGGTCGCAGGTCCGGCCGGCGCGTTGGTCGGCGCAGGGATCGGCGGTTTAGTCGGTCTTGGTTCCGGTGCATTGCAAAGCTACGAATCGCAGGATTCCTCCTTCAAGTCCTATGTGCAGGACGCCGTGCAGGAACAGCTGGACGCGCAGAGCGAGTCGCTGACGAGCGGCAGCTCGATCGCCGCAGGGCGCGAGACCGACAAAATTTCCTTCGCGACGCTGTTCGGCAGCAAAGAGACCGCGGACAGCTATCTATCCAACCTTGTCGGCATGGCCAACTCGACGCCGTTTCTTTATGACGACCTGACAAGCATGAGCAAGACGCTCGCGACCTACGGCTACGATGCAGACAGCATCCTGCCGGTCTTGCAGACCATCGGCGACGCGGGCGCGGCGCTCGGCCAGTCTACGAACGATATGACCGCCGTGGCCACGGCCATCGGCCGCATGAAGAGCAGCAACAAGACGACGCTCGAATACCTCAACATCCTCAATGACCGCGGTATCGGCGCGGTCGGGATGCTCTCTGACGCATACGGCGTGGATCAGGGCACGATGTACAGCATGATCTCCAAGGGCGAAGTTGCCGGACAGGACGCTGCCAGGATCATTCTGGACGCGCTCTCGGACAGCTTTGCAGGGTCAATGGAGGCGCAGTCCAAGACCTTCAGCGGCATCACATCTACCATCGAGGGTCTGCAGCAGGAGCTCGATAACGCCATGGGCGAGGGCTACAACCAGACGCGCATGCAGGGCCTTGAGGCGCAGAAGGAATGGCTCGCCGGTGACAGCGGCCAGGAAATGCAGGAGGCCTACACCGCGATCGGCGTCTGGAAGGCCTCGCTGGAAAATGCCAAAGAACAGTACATTCGCGATGCCATGAACGACGCCATGGGCAGCGAAGAGTACAAAACCGCCGAAGCCGAAGGCGATGCCGCCGAGATGGGCCGAATCCTGATGAAGGCGAAAATCGACGGTATGAACGAGTATAACGCCAACGAAGGCAAGGACGAAGAGCTTGCGCAGGAGCTGAGCCTCATTGAATCCGTGCGCGACGATACGGCGCTCAACAATTCTTATTGGGATGCCGGTTATACGCTCGGGCAGGAGTTTTCCAAGGGCCGCGCCGCGGCGACAACGGATTCCGCCTGGGCGGATGCGGTGAACAATTTCAACTCCGGTTATACGAAACACCGTTCCGGCCATCAGCGCGCCATGGGCATCGACTACGTCCCTTATGATAACTTTCCTGCCCTGCTGCATGAGGGCGAAAAGGTTCTGACAGCCGGCGAAGCCAGGCAGGAGAAAAACGGCGTCGGCGGCATCCAGATCGTCATCAACGGCATGACGGTGCGTGAGGACGCCGACATCGATCGCGTGGCGCAGGCGCTGCTCAGCAAGCTGGAAGAAGCCAATATGAGGGGGTAAAGCCATGCAATTCTGTTTTATCGCCAACGGCGACGTGCTGACGCTGCCGATCACGCCGGCCTCCTACGAGTGGACGACCGGCAAAAACATTGAGACCATCAATATTTCGCAGCTCGGCGACGTGTACCTCCCCGGCAACCGCAGTCGGCACAGCGGTACGATCGAATGCTTGCTGCCATCTCAGGATTATCCGTTTAATCAGCCTGGGACGATCCTTGACCCCGGTTATTATCTGGAGCCGCTGCGCTACTGGGCGGCTGAAAAGATCCCCGTGCGATACATTGTGACAGAAAGCGATATCAATGCGCTTGTGTACATCGAGAGCGTGACCGAAAAGGAGCAGGACGGCACGGGCGACATCTACTGCACGATCGCACTGCGCGAGTACGTGGATCTGGAAGCCCAGGAGGTCGCAACGCTCAACACGACGCGCTATACCGGCAACAGCGGCCGCAAGAGCGACGCCGCAAAGGACATCACCTATCACCGCGTCGTCTCCGGAGACACGCTCAGCATGCTCTGCCGGCGCACCTACGGCGACGGCACGGCGAGCTACTACAACGCCCTTGCCAAATATAACGGCATCAGCAATCCGCACCTGATCTACGTCGGGCAGACGATCAAGCTGCCGCCGAAGGATATTCTTCTGGGAGGCGGCTGATGGAGATCTATTTGACACATGACCAGTCGACCCGCCGCATTACGGATATCCTGCTCAACTGGTCCTGGAGCGGCGATAAGTCGACGCTGGTGCGCCAGCTCGTCGCCGAGATCGTTTTTGATGAGTCGACCGGCCTGCCCGTCCCTCAGATAGGCGACGCCGTGATGATGACGGACGACTCCGGCAATCCGATTTTTGACGGAGTCGTGCTTCGCAGAAGCGCCGGCAGCGAAGAGACGAGCATGAGCTTCACGTGCTTCGACCGCGGAATCTACTGCCGGCGCAACGACGGCACCTACAAATTCCGCGACGCGACGCCGGAGAGCATCACCCGCCAGGTCTGCGCCGACTATGAGATCCCCGTCGTATCGCTGCCGTCGACCGGCGTGAAGATCAACCGAAAATTTGCAGGCGTCGCACTGGATAAGATTTTTGAAACGGTCTGGACGTTGGCCACACAGCAGACTGAGAGGAAATACGCCATCACATACACGCCCAAAGGCCTTCTGGTGGCCGTCCGAGACGTCAGCGAGCGCAGTATCGTACTCAAAGCAGAGTCGAACCTGATGAACGCTAAGACGGTGGAGGACGCGACCAATATGGTCAACAGTGTGGCCATCTATGACTCGGACGGTAGCTTTAAGCGCCGCGTGGGTACCGATGACGCGCAGAAGCTCTTTGGCATGATGGAGCGCCATTTGACCGAGAACGCCTCCTCTGACGTCGACATCGACAAAGAGGCGAAAAAGCTCCTGGACGACGGCGTCATGACGCAGACGGTCACCGTCGATGTCCTTGGGGATCTCTCACTGATTACCGGCCAGACGGTCATTGTGCGGGAGAACAAGACAGGCCTTCAGGGGGTCTTCTGGATCGACGCCGATGTTCATACCTGGAAGCGCGGCAATTACTACTGCAAGCTGACACTCAACTGCCGGAACGTCGTTTCCGGCGCCATTGCCGGAGGTGATTTGACATGAGCCAAGAAAGTGCCCGCGACCCCTACGTTGGAATCAACCAACATATTTCGCGGCGCGCCAGCAATGAGCAGCGCCCGACCTACACGATCGGCAGGATATTATCGCTCGACCCGATCAAGATCCGCGCGGACGGCATCGACCTTGAAAAAGAAGATCTGCGCGTGGCAGAGTCGCTGTATCCGAATTTCCACGAGCGCCCGAGCGGAATGACACCGGACGAGGATATCGGCATTCGCACCCGGCTGCCAGAGGCACATTTTCCGTGCTCCTGCGGCCTTGGGGTAGGGATCGCCATACGCCCGGAGGAATATGTGACGGGTGCGACAAAGCTCAGCGTGGACGACGAGGTGCTGCTGATGCGATCAAATGACGGACAGACCTATTATCTCATAGACAGGATGGTGGCGCTGTGAACATTTTCCCTTTGCTCAGCGCATCGGTGTCGGAATCCGACACCGATGCGCTGCCGCTGGCGCGCGAAGTGCGGTGGGACTTTGCCAAAGATGAGCCCGTGTGGTACGGCGGGAATCCCGCGGAGG